TCCTCGGCCTTCTCTTGCGCCATTTGCCGCACTTGCTCGCGGGCCTGCTCAATCAGGGCAGCCATGTCCACTTGCTGGCCTTGCTGCTGCGCCTGCATCGCTTGCTGCTGAAGCTGCTGAAACACGGGCATTACGTACTCGTCCGGCACGTCCGCCACCGGCGTAGGTTGTAGGCCCCACGGCTGCTCATTGGCAGGCATCATAATGTCGCGAATCCAAGCACCGGCAGCGCGGCACTTGGTGGCGGTCAACATCATGTAAATCTCAGCACCGCCTTCCTTGCGGATTGCAGCCAGCTTGCTTGGGTCGTATTCGCCTTTACGGCGGCGAAGGCAATCCAGCAGTCGGTATTCAACCTCTTGCTTGGCTGTCTTTGCGGATTCCCACGACCGGCGAATGTGCGCACCCAGCGACGACTCCATGAGCTGACGACGGCGCTCTTCCTCGGCCTGCATTTGCTGGGCTTCGGCGGCTTGCTCGGCGTGCATCTCAGTCGCCGACTTGTACTGCAGCAGTCCCAAACTAGCCATTCGCGGCACCCTGCGTTATCGCGCGGTACATAGCAGCATCGGCAGCACGCTTATGGGTACGCATGCGCTGTACGTTGCGGCGCATTGGCCCCAGCTGCTTGAGCAGGTCGGTGATGTAGCCAGCAGGATCGTCTAGAAACTCCAGCAGCTTGACGTTAAACGTCACGCCCATATTGCCCTCAACTTCAAACTGTAGGCGCATGCCTGGCTCTGGCGTCGTCACCTTCTCCTCGATAATGATCATATCGATTTGCACGTTGCCAACGTCGGGACGGAAACGCTTGGAGGGAATTGGGATACCGTACTTCATTAGCTCTTGCGCAATGCCCATGGCGGCATCGCGGGCGAATTTCTCAATGTCGCGGCTTTGCAGGCCCGCGAGGCGCAATGCTGCCGTGCGTGCCCGCTGTTGCTGCGAGCCGTTCGGTGTGGTGTGAATCATAGCGCCTCCCGGCGGGGTGATTAGCATTAAAGAGTTACGGCTTGAATTAATTCAAAGAGGCCGACCGTAATCGTAAAGAAAGCACCCAAAAGCATAAGCCAGCAAAAAATAAGCGTAGGGCGTCCGCCTGCAAAGTTGCTATCCATATCATTCCAGTAGCGACCCAGCATGAAACGAATGAACTCGCGCATAAAAATCCTTTAGGTGTGAGCGTTCCAGCCGCCACGCGACTCGCGGTTAGCGGAGGTGGTGGGCAGCTGCGCCCTTGTAAATAGCGATGAGCGTGCGAGGGTTTCCAGCGCCTTGGCGCCGTGCGATGCCCAATCGTGGCGAGGCGTCGATTTGTATACGCCGCGCTTGTCATCCCATTCCTTGCGATAGTTGTCGAGACATAGCACGCCCTGGTGGCATGCTTCCTCGTCTATCCAGCACATCGGCAAGAACTGGCGCGTGGCCTGCACGCCCTCGGCGTGGTTACTAATGCGTGGCACTGTTTCAAAGTTAATGCCAAAGCCTTTGGCAACATCGGAACGACTCAGGCCAGTGCCCAGCTCTCTAACGGCTAGATCGTGCGGCCCGAAGTGTCCGCCGTAGCGATAGCCTTTCTTGTTGAGCAGGTCGGCGTAATATTCGATGCCTTCGCCCTCGCCTTCCAGATAGTCGACAAGATGCACTTCACGGCCAACGACCTGGGCAAACCAAATCGCCATGGTGTCGTTCATACCCAAGTCCCAGCCGGTATAGACCGGCAAGCTCGGATTAACCTGCACCTCTGTCGTCAAGCGGCTGTGCTTACGCAGGAACTGCATCTGCGTTGAGAAGTACGCGCCTTCCACATTCTGAGCAAAGGCTTCATCCGGTGTGCTTGGATACTCCCGCTGCATGTCGTCCTGCAGCACTTCACTTTTCTTCGCGTACCAAGCCCGCTGTCCGTCCGTCGTCGGAATGCCGTGTTTATGCTCCAGCTGCTCAAAGTATTCGTTGAGCCGTTGCGGTATCACCACACCTTTGGGGTCGAGCGTGTACGCCGCCTCCTGCCACCAGGGGAAGAAGTGGAAATGGAAGTCCATCTCGGTCGGCGTGCGGCCTTGCTCTTGAATCTGCCGTGCTGATTCGCAGTAGCTGTAGAAATAGCCCTCGCGGCCTTCGGCTGTACTTTCGAGCGTGATCTGATTGCCCAGGCCAACCGCCTCGAACGCACCGGTTACGATCTCTTGCGCCTTGTGCGGATACTGGCGGCATATCTTGCCGAACTCGGAAACGTGCAGCCGTTGGAGCGTACCGCCACGGTATGACGTGCTGACTCGAATAGAACTGCCGTTATCGAACACATACGCACCAGAGCCAGACTTGTCGCTTGATGGTCGCGGTATCCGAATCTTGAGCATCTTCAGAATGCTGTGCCAGTCATCCTCGATGTTCTCGTAGGCAAACGTGATTTTGTTGCGGAAAATGTCTTGCGCGTCTTCCAGCTTGTGACAGATACATCCTGCTGCGAAGTTGTCACGGAACAGGCAATCGTCTAGGGCGTCGATCATCTCGAACGTTGTAAAACCCAGCTGCCGCGCCTTCAGGATGATGTCGCGCACATGGCGATGAATGTAGCGCTCGCGCTGTGCATCATTCGGTCGAAAGCGCAGCACCTTGCCGTTTTTGTCTTTGATCTTGTAAAGCGAGTTGAGCCGAAACCATTTGAGCGATAGCGCTTCCAGTAGATCAGCCTTATCGGTCAGCCTGCCTTTGGCATGGGCGCGCAGGTACGCATTCGCCCGCTTGATCTCTTTTGCTCGATCATTCATCCGGCGCCACTGATTGCATCAACTGCTCAAACGTCTTGGTATCGTCGTCTTTGCTGTCGTCGTCCATGTTGTACGCCTGGCGCTCCAGCTTGATCAACTTACCCAGAGCGTCCACACCTGAGTTCAGCGAGCGCGCAAAGTCACCATGGTTTGATTCATCAACGTCCATCTCTGACAGCGTAATGGCCAGCTTTCCGGTGATGCCCTTGAACGTTGCAATATGTTTGCGATGACCAACGACAACCTGAGCTATTTCATCGGAAGCCGAGTCGATAATGTCCGCATCGGTACGCACGTCGGAATGCGTACCACTTGTGCGTACCAGTTTTGACTTAACGGCGCTGCGAACACTGCTGCTTAGATCACGCTGCCAACCGTGGCGCTTTGCTCGCTTGCGGATAGCGCCTTCAGTTACTGCGTGATCGTCAGCGATAGCACGTATGCTTTTAACGCCTGCGCTGTACTCGGCTTCGATGGCCTCCCAGTCGTGTGTCGTCTTAGCCATAAAAAACGCCGCCATTGCTGGCAACGCCTCCATAAATAGGTGCAGTCTAGGCTAAATGCCTAGCCGTTTTTTTCGCTTTCGATAATCTCCTCTCGCACCTGAACGGCTGCACTAAATGCATCAATTATCTCAGCAGCTCTTGATTCTGGGTGAACAGAAATCTCGGCAGCTTCTTGCGGGTTTATCCCGCTAAACATCATCCATACGATGGTCGAGGCCATGCTCCTTGCAAACTCAAAGCCATAGCCATAGGTTTCGCTAACCACTTCGCATAGATTGACTAGCTCCACCATTCTTTTGACGTCATTCGCATCAACATCATAGATGTTGCCGCCATGCAATCCTATATGCTCGACAACTGCTTTGTACGTTTCGAGAAGAATAGCTTTTTTTATTTCATCTTCACTTTTCATGCACTGCTCCGTTAGCGTTAATTCTTGGCGCCTCACGGCGAGCATGTAGTAAATAGGGTGATGCGGTGGTTGGCGCTCATCTTAACATCCTGGGCTAGATCCGTTCAGCTAACGCCGGATTCGAACCGGATACTCCAAGGTACCCTGCTAGAAGCACGAAAGCACGTGCATTCACCGCATCAAGGCGCCGGACGCTTCACAGCGTGCGGCGGTGGGTGGCAGTGCCTCACGGCATGGCCAAAGGCGACGCTTCACAGCGTGGCCGTATCGCTTCACAGCGAGAATAAGTGTCCGCTAGCCCCAGTCTTGGGACATGAGCGCGTCGTACGCTTCTTTAGTCATCGTGACAAAAGCGGTTTCGTCATTGCCGATAGCAACTAAGAACTCCACGTGTTCGCCTGCGCGCTGAGTTTTCCAAGGTGCGGGCTTTGGCGTTAGCTGCTCTACAGCCTCTTTCAGCTTTTGAGTAGTGCTCATGTTTATCTCCATTACGACATTGGTTGAGCGCCCTGAAGGAGCGCTAGATCCACCCGTTGTAATAACGGTTAGTTAGGGCGCTCACCGATGCCGTTTGTAGTGCCAGTACCCAGACAGCAGGAACACGGCGATAATCCAACGCAGCCGGAGCCACGCGGAAAACTTTCTGCCTAGCGTCACCAGCCACCCTTCCCAAAGCGTGATACAGCTGCATGAAATACGTTTGCCACGACCTCGGGCGCGTCGTCATACAGCATCACGGCGCGAAAAGCTGCGTCGGCAAACGTCTTGCTTACCTGGTGGTAGAGGTGACTGTAAAACCAATCGTGCAG